GAGCTTGTCGATGATGGCAAAGGCGGTCAAGAGCCACGATTCAGCCTCAATCTGCTGCTGAATACTCGCGATGAGGTTTACAACGTCATCCAGCAATTAACCAGCATTTTTAGGGGGATTAGTTATTACGGCGCTGGGTCACTTGTGCTACGTCAAGACAAACCTGCTGATTCTCAATATCTGCTCGGGCCTAGCAATGTTGTCGATGGTTTGTTCACTTATAGCGGCACAGCAGAGAAAACACGCCACACTTGTGCAACGGTTGCATGGCAGAGCTACGACACATTGGGTGATGTTGAATATGAATATATTGAGGATCATGAGGCCGTCGCTAAATACGGCATCGTCAACAAAGACGTAAAGGCGATTGGTTGTTATAGCCAGGGCCAAGCACACAGGCTGGGTAAATGGCTGCTGACTAGCGAAAGGCTGTTGTCAGAAACAGTCAGCTTTGCTGTTTCTATTGACGCTGGCATTGCTGTCACGCCAGGAATCGTTATCGATGTTGCTGATCCGTTGCGTGCTGGCACACGTCGCAGTGGGAGGGTCAGTTCTGCAACCACAACTGTTGTCACGATCGACAGTGAAACGGATCTATCTGTAAATCTGGCCGCAAGCCCAACACTGTCAGTGCTGTTGCCGACAGGTTTAGTTGAGACAAAGACAATTAGCAGCATCTCAGGCGTTGCAATTACTGTCAGCGAAGCGTTTAGTCAAGCGCCACAATCACAAGCGATTTATCTGATACAAACCAGCGACATTCAGTCGCAGCAATATCGGATTGTTTCCGTTGCTGAAGGCGGTGATGGCACGGTGGGTGTTACTGCTGTTGCATATAACGAGTCAATTTATGCAGCCGTTGAGCAAGACATTGCACTAACAACACGAGACATCAGCAACCTGAACGGTACGCCAAGTGCGCCAGAGGGTTTGTCTGGCACTGAGTTCTTGTATCAAGAGGGCCAAACTGTTCACACTGGTTTTGACCTGAGCTGGCAGCACGACAGAGTAAACGTCAATGAGTTCCGCGTTAAATACAAGCTCGGCAATGACAACTTTATTGAGCTGAACACGTCAAACCCGTCGGTTACTCTGCGCAACCTGAAGGCTGGCACGCTCACAGTTCAGATCCGTGCAACCAATTATCTAGGCAAACAAAGCTCAACTGCATCGGCAACGTTCACGCTGCTAGGCAAAACGGCAGTTCCTGGCGATGTGCAGAACCTGTCGATTGAACCGATCAGTGCCAACAGTGCTCGCCTGCGTTGGGATCAAACGGTTGATCTGGATGTAAAGGTCAACGGCTTGGTGCATATCAAGCACAGCAGCCTGACTGACGGTTCAGCTACTTGGCCCAACTCTGTTGACCTGATTCCTGCTGTTGGTGGTAACTCAACTGAAGCGATCGTTCCGTTAGTTGCTGGCGAGATATTTGCCAAATTTGAAGATGATCTAGGCAACAAGAGCACGAACGCAACCAGTGTTCTGATGCAGTTCCCCGATACGTTGGGCCGCTTAATTATTCAAACTCGTAGGGAAGATCAGGACAGCCCACCGTTCCAGGGTACAAAGACTGATTGTTTTTACTCTGAAGGTTTCGATGCGTTAATTATCGATGGTGACGAAACTCTTGATGCCGCGACAGATTTCGATGCGATTACGTCGTTTGACTTCTTAGGCGACATCCTTAGTTCTGCTGAATATCAGTTTGTTAATACGTTGGATCTAGGCGCACGATTCTCATTAGATCTTCAGCGGCGGTTTGTTACTCGTGCATTCTTCCCGAACGACACAGTTGATGCACGTACTGCATTGGTGGACACCTGGAACGATTTCGATGGAACAGATGCTGATGCTGTCAACGCCAAGCTGTATTTCAGGAGCACTGTTGACGATCCAACAGGGACTCCTACTTACAGCGCATGGCAGGAGTTTGTTTCTGGAACGTTTGAGGCTAGAGCGTTCCAGTTCAAAGCAGAGTTAAAGAGCTCTGACATCGCGCAAAACATTTTGGTTGATGAGCTGGGTTTTGAGGCGACGTTCCAGCGGCGGCAAGAAAACAGCAACGGCACCACGGCGTCAGGTACTAGCACGAAGAGCGTGGCCTTCGACAAAGCGTTTTTCACAGGCACAGCAGCTCTAGGCTCAGTCAACGCTTATCTACCGAGCGTTGCCGTCACTGTGCAAAACCTTGGCAATGGCGAGCGTTTGAACGTCAGTAATGTCAGCGCCACCGGGTTTGACCTAGATATTTTGGATGGCAGCAACAACAATGTTGATAGGAACTTCACCTATGCAGCAGTGGGCTATGGCAAGGCGGTTTAGTATGGGGCAATCTTTGTTTAGAGACTCGTGGCGCAAGCAGACGGAGTTGTAGCCAACGGAACGGGAGCTGCAGTCCGTTCAGATTTGAATAATCAGCTTGCAGCAGTTTTTACAAACCATTCAGGCTCTAGTGAGCCATCGACCAAATATGCGTACCAATGGTGGTCTGATACTACGACCGGTCAGTTAAAGCTGAGAAACTCAGCGAACAACGCTTGGATCACAATCTTCGAGCTTGACGGCACAATGTTGATGGAGGACGGCACTGTTTCTGCGCCTGGTCTTGCATTTGCCTCTGACCTAAATACTGGTTTCTTTAGAGATGCAGCGGACAAGATTAATTTTGCGACTGGTGGTGTTGAGCGTTTAGAGATTGGCAGTTCTGAAGTTGTATTTAACGACGGCAGCAATGATGTTGACTTCCGCGTGGAGTCAAACGGCCAGACTCACATGCTGTTTGTCGATGGTGGAAATGATCGGGTTGGGATTGGAGAGTCAAGTCCTGATCAAACATTTCACGTAAAAACAACTAGCGATGATGTTGCCAAGCTTGAATCAACAAGCAATGGGAATGGTCCCAATTTAACTTTTGCACATACAGGATCTTCGCCTGCTGACGATGATATAATTGGTAAGTTGACTTTTACCGCTACAAATGATGCCAGTCAGCAAACAACTTTTGGCGACATTCGAGCTGTTTCGAGTGATGTAACTGATGGTTCTGAAGATGGTGCATTTACTTTTAATACCAGAGCTGATGGGTCTTTTGCCGAACGTCTCAGAATTACGAGCGATGGAAATTTGGGCGTAGGCACGGCGGCGCCTGCAGCTAAATTGCACGTTGAAAACACATCAGGCGTTGGAGGATTACTTATTGAAGGCAGCAATTTGGCTCAGATAATTTTATCTGACAACAATGGGGGCACTAATGATAAAAACGTTGTTCTTAGAAATAGCCAGCAAAATCTTCTTTTTGGTACTCAAGACGACGGCTTCAGCTCATTTTCAGAGAGCCTACGAATCCGATCAGGTGGCGGTTTAACTTTCAACGGCGACACGGCTGCTGCAAACGCTCTTAATGATTACGAAGAAGGTACTTGGACTCCTGTCCCAAGTGATGGTAGCAATACGTCAACAATATCTGCCATTCAGTGTAGATACACAAAAATTGGACGTTTAGTGTATATTAGAGGTTCTTTACTTAATATTAATACAACTGGAATGACGTCAGGAAACACCTTTAGAATAACAGGACTGCCTTTTCCGCTTTCACCTAATGTAACAAATGCTAGATGTGCATTTCCAGTTGCCACCGACGCCATAACAACGACAAAAGGTGTGGTGGCTTCAATTTCTGAAAACTCAACGTCTTTTCAGCTTCACGAAGTAGACGATGCAGTTTACGGCACCACCATAAAAGTATCTGCTTTAGTACATGGTGACGCAGACATTTGGGTTAACTTCAGCTACGAAACCGATTAAGCGTCAGCCCGCAACGGCTCAAAACTAGCCTAAACCTATTTCGTCCGGAGGACGTTCTTAATGGCTATTACAAAACGACTGGAATACAAAGAAGAGATCCTGCCTAATCAAACCATCCAAATTCGTACCGCTACTGTGGTCGAAGAGGATGGTGTTGAGCTGGGACGTAACTATCACCGCCACGTTGTTGTCCCAGGTGATGACGTAACTGGTGAGGTGCAGGAAGTGCAAGACATTGCAGCAGCACTGTGGACTGCTGATGTAATTTCTGCATATCAGGCTTCGATTGCGGAGTCCGCACCTGAAGGTGAGTAATGCAAAGACCCGACCCAATGATCCCCTGCAAGCCAGGAGCAGAAGACATCGAAGCAATGGAAAATCGCCTTATCTGGCTAGAGATGCTTTACAAATTTGAAAAAAGAGACGACTCAGCACATCCGAAGCATGGTCTT